TGTCATAATGGCAGTTTGGCTCACCCCCTAGATAAATCTTATCTATCTTAACAGATTAAATTGGTGATAATAGGGTTGTTTTCCTGGACCAAACCAACAAACACACTGATTTTTAATCCCTTATAATAAGGATAATCGACATAAACTACGATTCTAGGCTTAGGAATATCCTGATTAAAAGGATTGTATGGCGTTATAATCGTTATATTCTACCTATATTAACATGGGTTTGGAACGGATGGGCCGATTGTAGGGATTGTAGGTTGGGATTGTAACGATTGTAGGGGCGGGGTAGTACCCTTTTCATTCGTGGGTCCCATATGGGTCCTATTTATTAAAAAGGACCACCACGACGAACTCAAATCTACTCTTATACCCCCCAGGGTAGGTAGGAATTAAGGTAACTAACGGGTCCCCAACCACTTATGAAAAAATGACTTATAAATTTTGAGGGAAAAAACCTTGACTTTTCCTTACAATTTTGTTACCCTTATATATACAGTCTATAAACCTCGACACTTATTGATAAATGCAAAGGAATAGTCACCTATGTGTGGATTTGATAAATATAAACCCCCGAAGGAAAACAAATTAAGGCCACCCCGCCCGCGGGAAGAACCCGGAAGGATAATTGAGAATGGACCCGAAGACGATACACATGCCAGATGATCTCAGGATCGAATCTGAGCTACTTTATATAGAAAAGGGTGCCGATGTACCCGAAACGCTAGAAACGCTCTCAGATCAAGAATAATTTCGCCGTGGCGGGATCTACAACTGGAAGAACTTCACATGGTTGCATCTTTGGATGGATTGGTGGTGGAAGATGTATGAACCAATCAGAACAGTGAAGTGGAAGTGCGGATTAAATAAAGGAGAACCATATGAGTGAGAACGAAAATAATGGGGTGCGTGGTGAACGTGCGAAGAATATCGTTATAGGTATGGATTACGCAACTAAACCTACCACTGGTACGGGCATGGCCATACCACATGGGAAGGTAGATGATAATGATTTACCGGAAGACATTATCGAGGACATTGAAGATAAAGCGGTGGAGGCACAGGAAGCCGAAGGAGAAACCACGGATAAACGAACCGAAGAATTCAGGGCAGAGGCGTATGAGCAAGCTTATGAAAAAGGTTATGATGATGGGCAAGCCCACGTTCCCCCGGAAAAGTATGAGGAAGCTTTTAAGTCGGGTTACGTTGCGGGGCAGCAGCGAGTAGTTTCAGAAATCACTATTGCCCCAACAAGAGAAGACGAACTGAAGCTTGCGTTGGAACGTGGTAGGAAGCAAGGCCGGAAAGAATTGTTGAAACGGGTTTACGATCTCGACAATATTGGGAGGATTCGGTCTTGGTTAAAAAGTCACGGTTTAGCGAATTAAAAAAAGACAGGCCCATCGAAGTCGAGTGGGTGGACATTATACAACATTCCGGTTGGGAAGCAGAAGATAAGCGTGAGAAGGAAGAACCCGCTTATTGCCGAACGGTGGGTTACTTCCTCAATGCGAACCAGCACGTACTTCGACTCAGTTCAACGATAAGCGATGGGGAACGGGATGTTACCGTTATCCCCAAAGGATGCATAAAGAAGATTACGGATTTAGAGAGGATTGTAGATGAGATCAACACGACTTGATTATACAAAGAGTCGATTTACGACTGGGTTCAAACCTCGTGTATCTCGATTCGATCTTAACAAACGAGAACTGAATGGGTACCTGACTACGGATGGCTCATCGGGCACGGCGATTGAGCTAACGACTTCAGCCAACTACATTAATAATCTCGCACAGTGGGGCATAGTGAGTATCGCATTACCGAATGCAACGACTACGAACTTTGGACACTATATAAGTGCGGAGACAGCACATAACACTGGGTTCTATGTATATAACAGTGCAACTAAGACAGATTGGCAGTGGCGTAATACTGGCACGGAACAGTATTATGAGAAACTTACATACGCCTTAGACGAGCGGAATGTCGGCGTGACGGTTATGAACGATGCATCTGGAACTGGTCTTGGGGCTTCGGCTCTTGATTACGGGACGGCACAGGACGATGCGTATAATACGCCGGATGCTGCCCACTCAACAATACTTGCTCTTGGTGCAGAAGCGTTTGATTTTACTACAGCATGGCGAAGTGTGGGCGGATTTGGTTTCACTGCCCTTTTAGATTTAACCGGCGTAACCATAGGTACGGGTAGTGCCGCTATAACCGCGTTTACGACTGCATTATGTACCCGGATTAAACGTACGGCAGATCAATATAACTTTGACCCAAACATGCTGCGTAAGGCTATTGTGGATTGTGATAATAATATTGACGGCGTGTGCTGGTATCTCAACAACGCGACCACTGGAATTGTACCGCGAGAAATTACAACCGGCGTTGCTAAATCGGGCTGGTCGAATGCGACATTAAATGGTAACGTAACAATATTCACAGGAGAATAATAATGAGCGAATTAGGTTTGTATGCAGGGTGGAAACGTGTACGAGCGATTACTGCGGCAGATACCGCCCTCGCTGCCACGACACTAGACTCGAAACCGGCTGGGGCGTTTGACATCCCGGTAGAATGGCACAGGGCGAAAGAACTCATGCTGTGTATTGCAGTCGATGGGGCTGACGGCGATTCAAACGTTCTCGATCTGTATGCCGGGGCCAATGAGAACGAGGGACCGAGCCTCTATGTTGGGCGATTGACAACTACGGCTGGGCTAATGGAAGTGAACACGGACCCCGAAACTTTGGAAGCTTCGACTGATTTGGATTTATTTGTGGACTCGATCACCGTCACTACAGATGGTTGGCCTTCAGGTCTTAACGTGGGACCGGACAATGCGAATGATCGTATGCAGGTTGCCTACTTTGATCTGCTGGAAAATCGCTGGCTTTATGTGGCTGGCCAAACAATCAACTCAACTAAGGTAACTATATTTGCGAAACCTCTTGCCGCTGGGAGTTAATTATGAATGCTAAAGTCTTAACAGTATGGATCGTGCTAATGATTTTCTTCGTGAGTCTGTTAGGAGTGGGAGCAAGGATATCGTTAGAGGAATGCGGCCCGTCTGCGACCTACGGCCCGGAGTACGGGGTGGTGAAGATCATCACTGACGTTGGTACAGGTACGGGATTTGTCGTGCATGAGTCTGGAGTAATCGTAACAGCGGGGCATATGTTCTGGGATGAGTACCGGGGCATAGAGATTCCCGTTGAGGGTAGAGTTATATTTAAGGACGGGCGAGAGTACGAGTTTCATGCGGGCTACGCCTCCCCTATCCAGTATAGTATAGGTGAGGATCGAGATTATGCGTTTATTAAACTGGACACGGAAGACACGTTTGAAACTGTTACCATTAGCAATGCTACTGATACCGTGGTTCCCGGAACTGACGTTTATATTATCGGGATGCCGCTTGGTGTAAATGAGTGGCATTGGTCTTTTGGGGATATCGCGGCAACAGTCGATGAAGGGGAGTTTGAGTATGAGCTTGATGTGGACGCTAATGGTGGGAATAGCGGCGGCCCGCTATTTCTTGAAGATACTGTTATTGGTATTTTGGTTTCTGGTTATGGCAATACTGATATTAGTTTTGCTACCATGTTCGATAGCTATCTCATTGACGAGCTTAATTCCTTTATCTACCAAATGACGAGGTAATTATGGGTAAGAAAACAAGCGTGACTGCTTTCTTAAAACAACTTGGTAATGAGATTACTGAGAAGAATGAACTTGGTGAGGCCGTTACACGTAACTATAAGTTAGCGGAAACCATCTGGCAGAAGGCTATTGGTGGAGTTGAGTTTGATCCAGTATCGGGCGACAAGATTACAAAGAAACCTGAACCGTGGGCGATGAGACTTGTACTTGATCGCTGCGATGGTAAGCTTGGCTCAGATAGTGCGGAGAAAGGTTCGAGTGCTGGTATCGGTGAACGTATTGACGATACCAAAGCGAAGACACTCAACGCTATGGCAAAGGATTCCGCACGTAAGAATAAGGAGTAATGTATGGCCGGAGCGAATAATTTTGTCGTAAAACCATCATTACCAGTAGATTTCCCGAACGTCCCGGACACATGGAAGTGTACAAAGACGGGGCTTGTAGTGCCGAAGACCCCCCTTGCTAATCTTGATTATCGTAAGAAGATCATAACGCAAGCATCGGAAGACGAAGGATTGCAACGAGAATTAATGTGGGCGTGCAAGGAGTCGCCCCTGTATTACTTTAACGCATTCTGCTGGACCTACCGGCAGAATGAAGTGCTGGATGATGGGCGGGAGATAGCAGCCAGAATCAACCATGTGCCGTTTATTACTTGGGAGGTTCAAGACAGGGCTATTACGGAAATCTATGATGCAATGGAGTTCGGGCGTGATCTAGGGATAGATAAGTCTCGTGATATGGGTGCATCGTGGATCGTTCTTACGAGTTTCCACCATCGATGGCTGTTCTTCGAGGACCAACAGTTATTACTGTTATCCCGTACTGAAGACTATGTGGATAAGGCTGGAAACCATAAAGCGTTGTTCTGGAAATTAGATTACTTAAACCAGAACCTGCCCGATTGGATGTGTCCACCGCAAGTTGGATCACGACAGAAGTATCGAACATCGATGCACATGCATAACTGCCTGACAGGTAGTACGATTGATGGTGAATCGACAACGAAACATGCTGCTCGTGGTGATAGACGTACTGCGATATTATTGGATGAGTTTGCTGCGGTTGAAAATGGCGAGGCCATGCGTAGTGCTACATCTGATGTAACGCCTTGCCGTATTGTGAACTCGACACCGCAAGCGGGTACGGAGTACAGTAAGTGGATGCAGTCCGGGCAGATCAAAGTATTCAAACTGGCATGGTGGGAGCATCCCGATAAAGGTCGGGGGCGTAAATACGTGCAGGATTCTGTGACGAAGAAATGGTCGATTCGGTCGCCGTGGTATGATCTTGAGGATGCCCGGCGAAGCCCTAAAGAACTGGCACAGGAAGTTGATATGGACCATCTTGGTTCGGGCGATCTGTTCTTTGAAGCCCCCGTATTGATGCAACATAAGGCATTGTTCGGGAAAGAACCGCTGTCTGCTTGGGATATTGACATGGATGGCAATGTACCCAATACACAGGTCGCTCGATTGATACGGACGAACAATCTGACTTGCGTAAAGAAACGCCGAAAGAAACAGGGTCACTTGAAAGTGTGGGGCAATCTTATTAAGGGACGATTGGACCAAACCAAATCGTATGTTATTGGGATCGACCTGTCCAAAGGGCAGAGTGCGTCGAATTCAGTAGCGAGTGTATCCTGCGTGGAGACACGAGAGAAGGTAGCAGAGTTAGCAATAGCGACTGTGCCCCCTTATGAGTTTGCCCGTATGGTAGTTGCCCTTGCCCTTTGGATAGGTGGCACGGGGAAGAATAAGTTGCCGTTTCTGATCTGGGAAATGAATGGCCCCGGTTGGGACTTCGGTAAGATTATGGTAAAGGATTTTAAGTATCCATGTTTCTATATAGATAAGACCGATGGAACCGTGACGGAGCGTAATACTAATAAGTACGGCTGGCATAATAGTGGCGGTGCGAAGAAAGAAGCACTGCTTAGTGTGTATCGCCGAAACTTAGCTCATGGTGGGTTTGTTAATCATTGTGAGATCGCAATCGATGAAGCGATGGCCTACATCTATTATGAGAAATCATCAGGGAAGATGGCAATTGGCCCAGCAGGGCTACAACAAGAAAGCGAGAGTGCGAAGAAGACACACGGTGACAGGGTAATAGCTGATGCCCTATGTCTATGGATTCTCGATGACGTTAAGTTTGAGAAAGAAACTAAGCTGCCCGAAGTGCCGCAGAAATCTGCCGCGTATCGGCGGCAACAGGCGTTAAGAAAACGCAGGACTGACGCACGTAAGAAACGGCAGAAGTCTTGGCGACAACAATTTAACTTTATAGAGGTTTAATATGGCTCGAACAAAACTAAAAGCAAGCGACATTCAGGAAGCTGCACGTATGGGTTTTGAGCGGATGCGTAACTACAGAAACGCGAGGGCCATGTATCTCAAAGCATATGTTGGACAGTATTGGCAGGAGTTCGAGGGTTTAACCGGCGAGGAACCGATCAACATGATCTTCAGGGCTATCTCGGCCTACATCCCCGCACTGGTTATGCAGAACCCCCGTAATATCGTGACGACTGCGTACAGCGATTACGAGCTACATGCTCAACTGCTTAAGACGAAACTGGATGAATCTCAGGAAGCTATGCGATTGAAAGAAATCTATCGTGCGTGGCTCGTCGATGCATTCTTCGGTTTCGGTATTATGAAGACAGGTTTAGCAGAGAGTGGCTATGTAATGGAGTATGGCGATTCCGTCATTGATCCCGGCGAACAATACAGTGATGTGGTCGATCTGGATAACTTTACATTTGACCCATCTGCCGAAAAACATCTGTTTCGTGATGCATTCTTCACTGGTGATCTAGTGACGATGCCGCGACAATTATTGCTGGACGATGATCGATTCGATGACGACTTGGTTATGCAGTTACCTGAAGCAATAGGAAGGCCGGACCCCAAAGACAAAGACCCACACGAAAATCGGGATTCCTACGCAATGGACTTTAACGCCGCACGAGATATGGTGACGCTGTTAGAGTTGTGGATTCCGTCTTATGAGCAGATCGTGTACTGCCCTGACCCACGAGAAACCATTTTTCCAGATTTTGTGGGGGCGGCAGAGTACGATGGGGTAGATGCAGGACCGTATGATTATTTATCATTCTCGCCACCTGTAAACGACCCATTACCGATTGCTCCCGTATCCATGTGGTACGATTTACACACTATTGCAAATGATATGTTCAAGAAAACGATGGATCAGGCTGAACGGCAGAAAGACATTTTGCTGTACAAGCCCGCCCATGCTGATGAAGCGGATGATATTCGTGAAGCAGAAGATGGCGATGCTGTAGCTACTACTGATCCTTCAGCCTTTAATAATGTATCCTTCGGTGGACAGCAACAGACAAACGAAGTCATGTTGTCCCACTTACATACATGGTTTAATTATGTCACAGGCAACGCTGATCTGGTAGGTGGTGCGAGTTCGCAAGCACCCACGGCTACACAGGCTGAGATGCTGCAAGCCAACCAGAGCATGAGTATCGAGGACGCACGATCTATCCTTTATGATTGTGCATCCAGCGTGAGTAAGAAACATGCTTACTACATCTGGACGAACCCTGTTGAATTCACGGATGTTGATAGAGAAGATTTCTTATTCCTGACATTTAAGATTAAAGCTCGTTCTATGCAGCGTCTTGATCCAGCGATTAAGACGAAACGTATTATGGACTTTATGACACAGTTGCTCCCGGCTACAATGCAGACTGCGTTAATGGCCCAGCAAATGGGGCAACCATTTAATCTGCAAGTGGCGATTACCAAACTTGCCGAGGACTTGGATATCGCTGATTGGTTCGATGAAGTATTCAATGACCCTGAGTTCTTAAATCGAATGATGCTCGTACACCAGATGGGCATGATGAGTCCCGGCAACTCTAATAAGGTTGTGGGCGGGGCCGGTGGTGTGGACGAGATTTTACAAAATGGACAACCGGGAATTGTTGGTGGTACGACCCCTTCGCCGGGAGAGTTTAGCAACATGCAAGCTCAAGCCGGGGCGAACGACTCGCAATCCGCAAGACTCGGAGGAATGATGTAATGCCTATATACGCCTATAGATGCCCCGAATGTGACGACAACTTCGATATCACAAAGCCTATGGCTTTATCTGATTCCGAAGAATGCTGTGATTGTGGTGCCGTTATGAATCGGGATTATAGGGAGGAACGCCCCAATGCAGGGAGTATAGACTACGCTGTACCGAAGGTATGTGAATCTCTTGGTATCACCCCAAGTCAGATCAAGGACCATCAAAGGGATCATCCCGATATAAGGGTGCGTGGAGATGGAGCTTTGTTGTTTGACAATACGAAGCAAGAGGATGATTACTATAACAAGCGTGGTATGTATAAGAAACCACAACGCCAAAGAAAGTATCGTATAAGAAGTTGATTACCCCGGAATTCTAGTAGGGCAAGGGTGGAGTTACCCTTATCCCCGAACGAGAGATGGCAATCAAAAAGGAGAATGCAATGAGTGATGATGTTCAGAAGAAACTGATTGATGAAGCTGGTAAGATCGAACGTGTTAGTGATGAAGGTGTGGGAGAGGAAGCAGCGATTTCTAATGTCCAAGAACGACTAGCGAAACTTGGTTTCCCCGTCGATGACAAAGTTACCCCGGACGATGAGGACGGCAACGAAGAAGTCGAAGACGAGGAAATTGAGGATGAAGACCTCGAAGACGAGGATGAAGACATCGAAGACGATGACGATGAGCTAGAAGAAGATGAGGACGGGGGTGAGGATGAAGACGAGGAAGAAGACGAAGATGGGGAACCTCAACCTAAGAAGAAAAAGAAAAAGCCTGAAACCCCCAAACTGGATCACGCACTTCGTCGTGCTGCTATCCATCAAGGTTGGACTGACGACGACATTGAACGGGCGTTGAACGCTGACGCTGAAGGTGCAATGAAGACCTTCAAAAAGATGCACGAGAGTACGAATAAACTATCTGCTAAGTTCGCTCAGTTAGGTCAGAATACTCTGAACCAACAAATAGAACAGCAGAACGCCCCGGCTCACCCGACTAATGAGTTCGAGGAAGAACTGAAAGCTGTTAAGGAAGAACACGGTGAAGATAGTGCAACGTATAAGGCCATGAAGAAAATGGCTGACAAAGCATCATCGGCTGTACCCGCACAGGAAGTGCGACAACAGCAAGTAGAAATACCTGAAGAATCAAAAGCACAGGTACTTAAATCTATCGACCAATTTATGAGCGACGAAGACATAACAATGGACGGCGAATTCTACGGTAGAACCGATGAGAATCTCACCCCGATCCAAACCATGCATCGTCGTGAATTGTTTAACTTGGCTGATAAGATTCGTACTGGTGCGATGGTTCAAGGTGAAGATATGTCTGTGTTGGAAGCCCTTGAGTTTGCACACATGGCAATTACTGCTCCGGTTATGGAAGATAAAGCAGTAAAGAAAACCCAAAAGAAACTGAAGAAACGTAATGATAGCCGTACTTTCAGAGCGAAGGGTAAGACTAACCAGAAGGGACCGCAGAAGAAAAAGAAATCTGCGGAAGAACAGGCTCTGGACACGGCTGACAAAGGACTGAAAAAGCTTCGTGCTAAAGGATTCTAATTAAGATAGGAGTTTTAATATGGCTGGTGTTAAAAATGCTGACCTCGCCGATCTGCTGGCAACCACTCTGGAAGACCTGCCCAAGCAGGAATTTGAAGTGGAATGGGATTCTCAAGATTACGAATTCTGCCGTATCTACAATAAAGATTCGCTGCGTGTAGATGGTGGAACCAGTATCGTGCGTAACGTAATGCTCGATCACACCGGGAATGCTCGGTATCGTCGGCTTTATGATACGGACACCCCTGCCGTTGGCGATACGCAGGTGCAGATTACTGTTCCGTGGACCCAGTTGAGTACCGACTACTCTTGGGACAAACTGGAAATCAAACGGAACGCTAACAGTTCCAAAGGCTTCGTCAACTTGCTGAAATCTCGTCGGATCGACGGCCTGTGGTCGCTGGCTGAACTGATTGAAGACCGTGGGTGGAAAACCCCTCAGAACGCCTCGGATGATCTGTATCCGTATGGCGTTCCCTATTACCTGAACCAGTTGACTGCCGCTCAGATCGCTGCTGGCACGACTAGCGGTTTTGCTGGCCAGACGATTGTGTATCAGGATGCTTCGACTGGTACGACTTGTGCTGGTATCGATGCCTCGACTCAGGCGAAATGGAATAACTACGCTGCCCAGTACACCACGGTTGCGAATGACTTCCTCGCCAAAGCTCGTCGGGCTTTCATCGAAACCAACTTCCAAGCCCCGTACTTCATCACTGATCCCGCCAAACTTCGTGCCGCCAAGAAAGGTTGCTACTGCAACTTTGATACTCTGGTCGCACTGCAAGAGTTGCTGGATGATCGTGATGATAATACCGCTCCGAAGGATATGATGGGCGGCGTTCTGGCCCGTATCGGCATGACCGTTATGATTAACAGTCTCCCGGTTCTGGGTATTCCGCAGTTGAACAGTGATACAAGCGATCCGTTCTACTGCATCGACTTCAAACGCTTCATTCCGGTTGTGCAGGATGGCTACTGGATGGAAGAATCCGAACCTATGTACGACAAGAGCCAGCATACTGTGTTCACCGTCTTCCTCGATGGTTCACACAATAACCTGTGTACTTCTCGTCGGAAGGTCGGCTTCGTCTTACATAAGTAAGAAATAGTTTTTAGGGCGAGGGGGATCAACTCCCCCCGCATTATTTTATTTTATATTCTTATTGGGGTCAACCCCCAAAGGAGTAACGATGACTCAGGTAGTATATGATAATGAGAAAATTACCAAGAAAGCTTGTATCTTTGTGAACGCCACTGGTTCCAGTGTAGATATCAACGACGGCTGGAATGTATGTTACGATGCAGACTATGGTACTGCAACCGCTGAAGATGGTCTTCGGGCAATGCGGGTTGAATTACCTACCGCTGCGAATCGTAAAAATTACGCCGGAGTAATCGCCACAGGCGGGCGGGCAATTACGGTCCCCAATGGCAAAACTCAGAAAGTCGATGTTATTGTTCCATCTAAACGTGGACAAAAAATTAATATCTTTACCGACCAGAATTGTACGCAAGATACCACTCTGTTGAGTCTTAAAGCCAGTCACATTGCTGGTGGGGATACACAGGGTCCAGTCATTGCTCGTGCGTTACAGACGGTTGACCGTTCTGGTACGAATGGGCTGGTACAGGCTGAGTTTTTCGGAATTGGCGAGGACACCCAGTTGGGTTCAGCTAATAAATTCACGGCCAGTTCACGTACCGCCGTACAGTTGCCGACTGCCGGTATCTGGAATAACTTCCCAATCGAAGACATGCGTAAGAATCCGTTTCTAGGCACTCTGTTTGAAACTGATTTTCGGCGTGGTGAGGCTTTGCCCCCGAACTTTGTTGATGCTACTTATGCTGCGGCTGCTGGCGGTAAGACGATGACCGAAGCTATTTATCCGGGTACCGCTGCGATTGGTGAATTGATTCTGTTTACGACCACGGATAATCAAGCTGTTGAACTTCAATGGCCCTGCCCAGTTACTATTTCTGGTGGACAGCCGTGGGCCTTTGAAGCTCGTATCAAAACGAGCCTTATTGGTGACAATCTCGGTGGGTGGTTCCTCGGTTTAGCCGATGCAACTGGACCCTTAGCTGGCGATCAGATTACTGATGCTGGTGCTTTGATTGATGGCGGAGCGATAGGATTCCAACGTAAAGAAGCCGATGGGGATAAGATCGATTTTATCTATGATGAATCCGGTCAGGCTCAGAATGAGCATGATGCTGATTACGTCACGCCTGTTGCAGATACCTACAATACTCTGGGTATGTATCACAATGGTACAACCATTCAAGGGTATCTCGATGGTGTTGCTACTGGTACGGCGATCAGTGCAGCAGATATTGCTGCTGCCGACTTTCCGACTGGTGCAATCCTGCATCCCGCGATTTACTTCAAGAGCGGAAATGCCGCTGATCTTAGCGTTACTCTCGACTGGATTCGTGCGGCTCAGTTATAAGAATTGTGAGTAATTGGGGAGAGTTCGCTCTCCCCATCTTTAGGAGTTTACTATGGCCGAATATTCACCTTCTGCGTTGACTTTTCAGGATGTTATTATCGAAGTTGCCGAACTTGTTGGTGTAGCTGACTACGATGATGGAGGTGCCGGGGCCGCTACGCTGCCTACCGATGCACACGATCTTGAAAAGGTTAAGCGTGTGATTACAAATGCTATTCGCCAATTCATGTACACTGACGTACCACAGCCCACAGGATTCTGGAGGTGGCGAAAGAGAATTCTTTCGATAGCGATGGAACCCGATGCCGATGGGCCACTTAACATAGAAGGTGATGCGGGGCGGTATAAGCTTCCGTATGATTTCAATGGTACACCGCAAGGACAGATCACTTACGGACCACAATCGAATAACGGTGCTACGATCAACTGGGTATCAGAACAGCGGATACGACAAGCTCGTGAATTGGATACAGATTACTCTGGTTATCCAACATGGGCTGCTATTCGTCCCTTGACTGATACTAACTATGAGATGCTGGTGTACCCTAAACCAGCCGTAGCGGATTCACTTGAATTTCCATACGAGGCAGAGTTTGAGAAGATTGATAAGCTTACTGACAAGCTGCCGAATGGTGTGGAGTTTGATGATATAGTTCTTGCTGCATGTAAGGCAAGGGCTGAGATGGAATTCGATGATGTATCCGGTGGGTGGGGTGATTACTACCGTAATATTGCTCTGCCGTCTGCGTGGACGAAGGACGCGAAGAAGTCGCCCCGTACTCTTGGCTATGTTAAGAATAGGCGTGGCCGCTTAGGTACACGACAAATGGATAGAATTTGGAACAATGTAACATATGATGCATAAAAGGAGAAACCATGAAGAATCAACTACGTGGTATTAACCAGTGGCAGTCTCTCCCCGGTATCAAAGTTGAAAAACCCCTTCCGATTCGTGAGTTTCACTTGCAGTCGGATGGTTCGACTTTGACCACCACGATTACCACGAATCCCGGTTTCGATGTATTCGAGACGAATCTGGTCGGGCTAACTTGGGCTGCTGCAAAAGTAGTGGCTGCTGGCTACACGATTCAGGTTCCGCATGATTATGATGAAGCGAACGATCACTTAATTGTGAAAGTTAAATGTTTAATGAGTGGAGCAACAGATACGCCAACTATTGCTATCGAGGCGTTCGTCGATGATGACCCCTCAACTGACCTCGCCCCCGATGCTATCACGGCTTTAAGTGCTACAGCAACGTGGAAAGAGATTGATCTGTCGGGTAATAGTTTAACAGCGGGCGATATCGTCCAGTTGACATTTACCCCTGCAACGCACGGCACAGACGCCATTGAAGTATATGGTATGAAAATGGAATACAAATCCACTCTGGTAGCGTATTCCAAATCTAACCGATAAGGAAGATAACTATGGCTGGTAAAATACAACCGATTGCTTTTCCATTTCCGATTAAGGGGCTGGATCAAAACTGGTTGCATGGACAACAGCCTGACGGCACTACGCCCGATGCGGTCAATGTACGGTCTTATGATACCTTACTTGACCGTCTTCGGGGCGGTCGTCGTGCAGGGTTGTCGAAATGGAATCTCTCGACAATAAATGGGGCTAATCCCATTCAAGATATAAATAGAATTAAATCAAAGGTTGTAAAATCTGCTGCAAATCCCGATCTTGTAGTGGTCGGGCAGGATACTGGGGCGACCTATGATTCCGTAACGGTGATCGATGAAGATGGGGATGCGATTGCATCCCTGTATGATACCACTGATTTTGTACAATCTGTTGTCAAGGATGATGATGGATACTTCTACGCTGGCGGGAATTCTGCCGGTGGAAAAAATATCTGGAAGGTAGATTCCGCAGGAACGTTACAGTGGTCCGCACTCGCCGATTTATCCGCCGTTTCTAACCTTGCATATGATTATCATCGAGGTCGTATCGTAGCCGTAGGGCCGGACAATGTGGGCGGCGAAGAAGTCCATGTGTTTAATGCGAGTACGGGTGCCCTAGTCTATAAATTTGATATACCCGATCTGACTGCGGTCCTAAGTGTAGTAGTGGGGCTGGATGGCGATTACTATATTGGCTGTCAAGATCAGTACGTGCTCCAACGCATAAACCCGAAAACGGGCGTGGCAAAATGGCGGTGGGACATAGCAGGAATAGGACTTCAAGTTGACAGTAACGCATTAGACATTGACGCGAGCGGCAACCTTTTAGTTGGTATGGGTAAGGTAACTCAGTGGGGCGTAGATGGGGCACTGTCAGGTTCCGCCCAGAACTTGTTTAGCGTCGATTCCGATGGTTCGGTTAATTGGTCCCAACTGGTTAATTTCGGGACCGGCATTGATACCAACGAGCGAGTGCATACCTGCCGCTGGACATCCGACAGTAAGGCGGTGGTGGGCAACAGGAATTTCTCTGCGGCGGTTGACTGTGCTATTAAAAAGGTACAGTCTGACAGTACGGTAGATTGGACATTTACTTACTCAACGGCTAATGATCCGGTCGAAGGTATGTCAATTAGTTTTGATGATCTTTCTGTTTACATATCTGGGTACCGAACCTCGACTTATACCGGAGCGGGTGCAGCGAAAACGGTCTTCCGTTTACTTTTGACTGATGGTAGTATCGACGCTTCGTGGGATACTGAAGCGAGTTCCGAACCCGGATGGGATATCGGGGCGAGAATTGAGGGCTATGGTGCGGTGTACGATACGAAGGATGCTGTCACTGTGGTATCGGATGGTTCGATTCGCACGATACGAGAGGGCGTGGTAGGAACGCCTACAGGTAGTGATGATGTGCTGAGTGATACGGGTTTAGTTATGTCCCAAGAAGCATTCGGACATATCTTTTTTGTTGATGGCTTGAATAAGAAAGACTTTACCCTTACCTACGATGGTGGTGCAACGGATACCGTAGAGGACTGGACAGCGAATGATGGAACGCTTCCGCTTGCCCCATCTCTTATTACATTGTACCGTGGACGAATTGTAATGAACAACGAGGATGACCCGCATAATTGGTACATGGCTCGTAGCGGCGATCCATATGATTTTAATTACATACCCTCAACCACAGATGTACTACAACCTGTCGCCGGGAATAATTCTGATGCGGGAGAGATTGGCGATGTAATTACGGCGATGATTCCCCATAATGATGACGAGCTTTTGTTCGGATGTGATAGTTCCATTTGGATGTTATCTGGTGATCCAGCGGCAGGTGGGGCCATTGACCAAATTTCTGATACGCTGGGTATCGCTTTTGGGAAGGCATGGACTTACGATTTGACTGGTACATTATATTTCTACGGTGCGGATAATAATATTTATATGATGGCACGAGATGGCTCTATGGAGAGCCTTACCAGTAGCCGTATTAACCGTCTGTTAGCGAATATGGACCGCAATGGCAAACATATTGAGTTGCGGTGGGACTCGCGGCAACGTGGGTTGTATGTTCTTAATATCGATGATACAACATATATTGCTTCTGATGTATTCTTTTGGGAGCAACGGTCAGATGCGTGGTGGGAGGACGAGTATCCAGCAACCATCGGACTATCTACAATGTATGCCTACGATGCTGACGATCCTGATGACCGCACTTTATTAGTGGGTGGGATCGACGGTTATATCCGGGAGACTAATTTATCGGCAGATAGTGATGATGGTAATGCGATTACGGCACGAGTACGGTATGCACCAACTGCGATTGGCAGTAACTTACTCAATACAGAACTATCCCATATCACCGCTGTAATGGGCGAGGATTCTGGGGCAGTGACTATGAAAGTTTACGCAGATGAAACGGCGGAAAAAACGCTGGCACAGTCCTCACCACGATTCGTGAAGGCATTGGGGCCGGGGCGTAATCCTGATATCAAACGTAAAGTACGGGCGAACACCCTACAGTTAGAATTGTATTCCTCAGATACCGCAACGTGGGCCGCCGATTACTTTACCGGATTCGTATCATCTGCTGGAAAAACTAGGCGGAGGAAACGCTAATGCCCGGTGGATTTGATAAACTTGGAAGGATTAAAAAAGATAAGCAAGGTCGTCGTTTGTCACAGCAACTCACTTATAAATTTGATACTCTATTTACATTATCAGATTTAGAAATTAACAACGATGGCAAACTTACAATTAAACTGGCACAGCCATCGGGGTTAGAAGTTATTGATCCCGATGGTTTGCGTATTGATCTCTATGCTCCCGCATGGGGGCAGCACCTTACCATCGATGAGGACGGTTTATATATCGATGATGACTATCTGTTTAACACTGGCGATACCAGTACCGGCAACTATACGTTAAATACTGGTACGTGGACATTTGCCGCTGATTGTGTTATTACAAGTACAGGTGGGACTGGTGCAAATAATGAAAGTTTCGGCACTCCGGGTATGCCCTCTGCGGCAACGGGAATTGAAAACGTGGTACTCGGTGCTGCCTGTGGAAGTAACATGACTTCTGGCCAAGAGAATGTATTTATTGGCCATCAAGCAGCGGAGTCCTGCACCAGTGCAAGTTTGAATGTGTGCATCGGAGCCGATGCGTATAGAACTTTATCGACCGGACTATATAATATAGCGATGGGGGCCTACGCTATGCGGAGTGCCTCTGGCAGCCGTAATTTTTGTACCGCAATGGGGTATCGTGCAGCAGAGGCGACACAAACTAATAGTATTATTGCTATTGGCTACAAGGCTTTGGTAGTAAATAGTTCCGGTGCTGATAATCTGGGTATCGGAACATCGGCGGGAGAAAAAGTTACAACTGGTAGTAACAACACTATTATCGGCAGTAATGCCTGTAATAACACTTCTACCAACCTAGCGAATACTGTTGCTATTGGCAGTGCTACCCTACAGAATTGTACGGGTTTTAACAATGTTGCTGTTGGTGCTGGTGCGTTACAAGATTGTACCTCTGGGAGCGACAATATAGCTCTTGGGTTTGCTGCACTCGCTAATGTAACTACCGGCAATGCTAATATTGGTGTGGGCGAAGAAGCCGGTTTGAATATGACCACCGCCCTTTCTAATATATGCTTTGGAAAAGAATCGCTATATAATAATATAACAGGAAACCAAAATATTGTGTTCGGGGTGCAAGCTCTTTATACAGCAACGGCCCCTGCGAATAATGTGGTGCTGGGGTACCAATCCGCTTATGATGTTACTGGATCAAGGAATGTTATAATCGGAAGTGGTGCGGGACAAAATGCTACTTCCATTGCTCAGAATATCGGCTTGGGTGCCCAGTGTCTTGTCGGCGATGCAATTACTGATGCGACTGGAAATTACAATATCGCTATAGGCGATTCAGTAATGTCTGGTGGTTGGACAACCGCACCAGGAAATATTATGATCGGTTTTGAGGCGGGTAAGGATATTACAGAAGCATTCTATAATGTTGCTTTTGGATTTCGGGCCGCACAAAATCTTACAAACGGCGACTATAATTTCGCATGTGGGTTCCAAAGTCTCGGCAGTATTACTACGGGCAACCGCAACATATGCATCGGGAGAGAAACTGGCGAGGCTCTTACTACTCAGAACGATAATATTTACATCGGGTATAAATCAGGAGAAACTGCTACTGAGTCCAGTACACTAAGGATTCATAATGCTTCGACTGAATCAGCTACTCCGTTAATATTGGGTAGTTTTGCCAGTGGTAGCGAGTCTCTCACCTTTCATACTGATACTTTGAAGATTGGCTCCCCCGGCAATATCGCTACGAACTATATGGAGTTCGAGGCAGACGGCACTTTGAAGATGAATGGTTCGGCAACTGTCTTTGACGATTTACGATTTCCTGCAACTTCCGTTAATCCACCCGGATTGGTATCTGATCCTGATTGGGATAATACAAATGGTGGGTGGTTGTTTGATAGCGGGAGTACAGAACAGTTATGGATTATTGGCCAAATGCCGCATAGTTGGAAAGAGGGTTCAGATGTTACGCCCCATATACACTGGTGGCCGACATCCACAAATACGGGCGATGTCTATTGGCGTTTAGAGTATAAATGGACAAACATTAATGGTACAGATGCCGGGGCTTTTACCACTGTGAACATACAGGATGCTGGTGATGGAACCAACCTAAAACATCAGGTCGCGTCCTTCGGGACAATTAGCGGGGCCGGGAAGACTATAAGCAGTATGCTTATAATGAAAGTATCCCGTATCGGGGGGGATGTGTTAGATACTTATACTGCGGACGCCCTATTCAGGGAATTCGACATACACTACGAAATGGATACGCTCGGCAGTCGTGCGATATTAACAAAATAAGGAGGAATGATGGCTGATATTACGTTACAAATTACCGTACCCGATGCTCACGTTGCTCGTGTGCAAGCGGCCTACGCGAAAAACTACGGTGTTAGTACCAAGAACGAGATCGAACAAACGATAAGATTGCAAATTAAAAATATGGTGATAGCGTCAGAGCGACGAGATGCGGAAACAGCGGCTCTCGCTACTGTCGTAGAACCGGATGATGTACCCTTAACATAAGGAGAGGCGAATGTCTATTAGTGCAAATATTACTGTGCATTATGAAGTCACCACGGATAGCGGCAAGAGTTATGAAAGTCCCACGACCAAGACAACTGCTAAGACGCTGACCCTTACCAGTGAAGAAGTGGAGAACCGCTCATTGAAACTGGCAACTGCTGCGTCAGTAGATGTGTGGGATAAAGCGAATAGTCCTGTGACCGCAATGCAGTTCGTTTACATTCTGTCCGATCAGGATGTATATGTTGAATTAAATGTGGCCGATGGCGAAGCGAAAGAGAATGTGATTGCATTCAAGATTTCTGCTAACGTGCCACTTATTATGACATCGGATGATGCTTATGATTCCGATTACGTCCAGATGGCAGTCCCGGCTGCCCCCGCTGCTGGTACAGAGGACACCATAGATCGTATCGCTATCTATAACAAATCAGGTAGTGAAGCTAACATCGATGTATTCGTAGGAAACTAAGGAGACTAATCATGCCTACAGCATTAGGTACTGGTCCTCTGGACCCAACGCAAGGCGATCCTTCAGCCCCGGTAGTGAACCCACTACAGGAGTTGATCGCTGCTATGACTCCCCCATCGATTGACTACGCTTCATTCTTTGGCGGTGAGGGCAAGCCCAAGTATCAGGCGATCTCACAGGCTGTGGGGCAGCTTGCAGACTGGGCGAACAGTGCCAATCTACAACGGTTTGGTGCGATGATGGGAGAGATGGAGGGACTTGGCGAATCGGGCCGTCAGCGTATCGCTGATACGGAACAGAAACAAGTTGCGTCCGGTACGCAGAACCTTATCTCTCGTGGTTTATTTAATACGACGATGGGCGTTGATCTTGAACGTGCGGCTGCCTCTGATGCTGAACGAGCAAGGCAGCAACTAGAAGAAGGTATCTCTGCTCAGAAGGCGGGGATGATTGAGCGTGCGAATACTGCTGGTCCTGATATGGGGATGCTCTCCCAATTGATCCAGATGGCTGCTGGTAGCACTGCTGGACAGGGTGCTGGTACTACGGGCGGCGGCCAGTTACCCACTGGTAAAATCGATCCCGTCAATGTATTCGTGCCGGGAACTCCACCTTCGCAGGGTGGGGGAGGTGCATCTATTGGAAATTTTTCGGGTGACACCCCTTCGGCTGGCACACCATCTGGGGGCGGTGGCGTAACATACGGGCATTTCGCAGGGCCAGAAGCCGGTAAAGGTGGGCCCCCTACCTATACTGGTATTGAAGGTATTAACTCTTTGTCGGCTGCCTTGAGGGAAGCCAAAGGGAATATGGCCGTACCATCGATTCGGTTAGCAGGCTCCCTTGCCACGCAGGGCAGACTGGATGAGGCGAAAGATATATTATTCCGGGCGGGTGGCAGCGGCTTTGCTAATCAATTCAAGAGCAGTGCTGGATCGCCCGGAGCAACGGGTGGTACGATCATGGGACCGGCTGGCACAACCGCCGTACCTAATCCGGGTACGCCGGGAAGTCCCGCCCCTGCCGGTACTACACTTAACACTATGCCTGATGGTACGCAGTTTTCGGCTGCCCCGCTATCCCAGGTATTGGCCCCCAAGAAGTAAGGAGTGATATATGGCTATTAATGTATCAAGTAACATAGCACCGATTGCTCTTGGCTTATCTCGATGGGCTGGTAAGGGCGATCTACAAAGCCGATTGTTCTCTGAGTCGATGGCTGAAGCGAACCTAGAGTTGCAGAAAACACAGATCAGAGATCAGATTGCGAATCAGGCTATTCAGCGAACGATGCAACGAAAACAATTTGCTGCGAATCAAAACCTACAAAATCGCTCGATGGCTTTACAAGAGGCCGCGGCCACTCGTGCTGATAGAGCATTAGCCGATCAGGTTCGACGCACAGAGTTGTCGATTGAAGGATTGGAATCGCAGCGTGGCGAACAGGCTCGTATCAGTAAGAACCGGATGCAACAGTTACAGGAATGGGATATGATGAAGAAGGATATGGACCCGGAGGATTGGACTCGTGGGCGTATCTCTATCCTACAAGGTAAACAGCCCCCGAAGGTCGAAGACCCACAAGGTTTGTCAGCGTATCAGGAAGCTATGATCGGAATTCGTCGCCAAGAATCCGCGAGAAAATTTCAAGAGCAGCAAAAGGAAGATTTGGAAGAAGCAGTAGCCGGATTTCGTGGTGCGGATATGAACAACCTAAATCGTATGCTCGATGGGATGCCTGAGTCTGAAGGGAAAGAATGGATTACCGGTGTGAATGAAAATGCCGACCAAGCTATTAAATTTATCGCCGAAGTAATGGGGGCGTATCCCGCACAGTCAATTGCACAAGCCCAAGAACTTCGGGCTGCTGCACAAATGAAAGCCCGTGAGAAGGGATACTCTGATCGTGTAATACAAATGATCCCATCTCCACCTATTAAACGATACACTGTAAATATGGGTGGTGACAGTGGCAAAGTCCCTGAGTCGCAAGTATTCACTGCCGGTATGATGAAGGAATTACTTCATAAATAAAAGGATAACCTATGGCTACGGAATTTATTGAACGCTTAAAAGCAGCAATACCCCCAACCATTAACACAGAAGAAGAAAAAATAAAATGGATGGAAGCTAATCTGGTTGGAAAACCATTAGCTACTATTAATACTGAGTTAAAAAATAATAGATTCTTTGGGTTAAACAAGGATAATTACTACCACTACGCTGCTCAGTATATAGAGGACCAGAAACGAGAATTCCCCGACGCTGATATAGAGGCGATGAAGGGCGTAGCTATCGCGGATATGTTCAAGCAACTATCCGGTGACGACCCTGCATTCTATACCATGACTGATAAGGGTGCAGTGCCGAAGGATTTCTTTGCGGAGATTCGTAGGCAGGGTACGAGCGACTCAGGCTGGAAGAACTTTACATCTAACATATCAAATACCGTGATGTCTCAGGCTGGTGGCATTACTCAGTTTGGTGCGAAGGTATCGGATGCATTAGGCATTACCGATCACGCAACAGAATACTGGGATAACCAGATGCAGGAGATGGAACGTATCCTCGCTCCGCAAGGTGGAGTTAGTGGTGTCGCCGGTCAGTTGGTCGGCAACGCCATGTTCTCCCTGCTCGTTGGTGGTGTCGGCCCCAAAGGTGGGGCTGGCGGCGGCGGCGGGTGGCGTGGCTGGTTGAAAAATACAATCAAGACTTCCGGCGGTGTCGGCGGTGCGTTCGGTATTTCTGAAGCTGGTCGTCGGTTTGGTCAAGCGGAACGGTTGCGTGACATGGGCCAAGAGATTACTGTGCCTGAAGAATTGGCGTATGCTCTGGGTGGTGGGGCGATGGAAGCGGTCGGAGAAATGTTCGGCTGGTCTATCGCTCGTGGTGCTGGTAGTACATTACTGAAGAACATGCCACTATTGAAAGACGCTATCGCTACACGAGGTGTAGGTGCAGCGTTGAAATGGTTTGATCGTGGCGTACTACGCCCCGCATTGAGACACGCCCCGGCGGGTGCTACTGAAGAAGCGGTAACAACCTTTGGGCAGAACCTCGTGGATAAATTTACGGGGGTGTTCCCCAAAACTGATCCGATGAATCATGTAGTTCACTCCGCTATGCTGGGTGCATTACAGCCCGTCGTTACGGGCCTGCCTATGGGTATTGCATCCCGTACTTTCGGCGGGCAACTTAGTGAACAAGATCAGCAGCAACAGGTAGAGGAAGCACCCGTTGTACATCCGATTGAACAACAGGTGGAAGTGCTGGAAAAACGTAGGTCGGAGATTTACCACGATCCGAATATCGATGAGTTGGTGAAGGACGCAATGTACCAGCAACTCGACGATCAGATAATCGAATTAACTGCGGCTCGTGCGGATGAGGCGATGGAACAGGAGCAGACCATAGTTTCCAGTCCTTCGCAGATGCTCACTGCTACTCCAGAACAACTCGATAATACGGGCAGTGTAATGGGCAGCATGATTAAGCAGGGGGCAGATAGGGGGCCGATTATCCCCAATCATCAAACTGAAGGGCTGAAAGCCATGAAAGATAAAGCGGTTGAGTACGCTTTGCGACAAACTCGTGTCGAGCGTATGTTTGAATCTATCGACGAAAAGACCGGCTTAAAATTACGGGAGTATATATATTCGCCGATGAAAGCAGCGAGTACCGCTGTACGTCAAGCTATTGATTCCCGATATAAAGCATTACAAACAGACTTCACTGCTCTTGCTGGCAACCAGAAAAATGTAGAGCAACTGCTCGAAGCTACCTCCGGTATCCCAGGTGATACGAGTGGACAGGTTCTTACTGGTTCGCAGCGTATTGGTGTTTACCTTGCCAGTAAAAATGACAACGCAAAGTTACATTTGGCTGAAGGTAATAAGATCAGCGAAGATCAGATGAATCAAATTATTGCGGAGATGGACCCTACGCTTATCGCTATGGGCGACTACCTGATCCAGCAGTATCAGGAACAAGGCCCACGCTTGGCACAGGTATTCAAAGAAGTAACGGGAGAAGACCTCACGCTTGAAAGCGGATACTCTCCAATCCTCGTGGATCGTGGTAAGGGTAATACGGAATTCGCAGACGGTATGGGCGACCTTATCGCCGATCCTTTTACGACCGAAGCGGGTGAGAAAAAGGTTAAAGCAAAACCGAAAGACAAGATGACCATTGAGCGTACAGGTAAAGCAACTGAACCTATGCACCTTGACGCTATTGCATCGTACCTCCAGAATGTAGCTCGTGTGGAGCGATATATTAATATGGCTCCTACAGCTAAAGCGGTGGGTGAGATGCTTAGTAACAAGGAGTTGCAAGCAGGTATTGATGGGGCTACCCGTAAGTTTGGCTTTGATATCACCCAAAAATGGTACCAGGATGTTGTTCGGGGTTCCGGTACCGTGGACACTAGCTGGTGGGCGAGACAGTTAAACAAATTCAGAGTGCGTGGTGTTACCGCTGCTCTTGGGTTTAACATAGTTACCTCTCTCAAGCAGGCCGCATCTGCGGCACAGGCCATGTCCGTTGATCCTGGCATGATGGTAGCTATGCCCCGTAACTTTATAGCATTTGCGAAAAATCCGAAGGCGTTCATAGACTCCGTAAATGAATGGACGACACAGCTTAGTGATCGTAGTTTCGAACGAGAGGTACGGGAACTCGCTCGTACCAAGAAAGCTTCTCGACAAGCCTCTGGGCGTAAGACTCTATCGGAAAAATCGATGGGTTTAATTAAGGCGGTCGATAAGATGACTGTAGCGGTGTCGCTACAATCTCTCAAGGATGTTGGCCTAAGTAAATTTAACGGTGACGAGAAACGTGCAATCGCTTACGCAGAAAAATGGGCGGCCCGCACACAACCGATGGCTAATGTCGAAGACCTCCCTGACTTTTTCAGGGGTGGTGCCATTGAGAAATTACTCAGCACATTCCAGAACCAGCTTAATCAGAATCTTAACTATTGGACCCATGATATAATCGGAGCTAAAAAGAAGGGGCATATATCAACGAAAGAAGCGTCATACCGTATCCTAATGGGCTATATGATGCCTTTGTTCCTGATCTCTCTTATGTCTCGTGGATTCGATGTACCAGAGGATGGAGAAGAAGCACTCGCAACCTACGGTCTGGATATGGCGACAAATACTATCGCCCCGATCTTTGGGGTAGGCCGTGTGGCCGCCAATATCATACAGGGGTTTGAGCCAAGTACCGTTGCCGGTGGGTTTATCAAAGAGATGCAGCGTGGGTGGGGGAACATGGTCGGAGATAACCCCGATGCTGCTCTTGCTGCGTTACGATTTGCGAAGGCTGCTGCCATGTATAAAGGTGTCCCAGTTAGCCAACCGTGGCGTACTGCTGAAGGTGCTATTGATCTTATCGAAGGAAACACGGATGATCCACGACGATTAATTTGGAGTGGGTACGCAATAGGAGAGAAATAATATGAACAGCCAAGATAAGGATCAGGTGCATTTAATTGTACGAGAGTATTTCGATCAGTGGTCAAAGGACCAACTACCGAAGATACTCGATGCACACATCAATGCGTGTCCTCATGGACAAAGGGTGAATAGACTCCGCTGGATAGCAGTAGGCGTACTACTAGCCGTTGGAGTCATTACTTCACCGATATTAGCGAGGATGATTATCCCGCTAATTTAATTTTACTCGTGAGACAGGCGTTAAGTGATCGAAGTCAACATAAAGGGGTGGGTGTTCTCGATACTGTTTGAGATGCTCATCCCTTTCTTTTAATTGACGTATTAAATCCTGTCGCACTGCTTCGTGTAAAAGCCCTAATGCACCTTTGTAATCGAATAGGATCATATGGTTATCCTCTAGCTCGGACAACCCGATATCGGCTGGCACGTTAATGGGCAGTCTATTAATTGCGTAACAAATCATTCTTTGAATACTCCCAATGCTTCCTTCTCGTCACAATCATATAAGATTGATTCATACGGTTTACCCCGCCACGGCTGCTGTACCCGTTTCGTGAACTTCATATTAAGTGCATTCTGCCTCGGATCAGGCTGTGCGTATTGTTTATTTTCTGGTACATGCATGAAGTGTATGTGCGGGGGATCGTCGCCCAAGTTTTTCCGCTTCCAAAAAACTCCACGTATAAAAAACATTCCTAACATCGTTGGTGTTCCTCTCTCATGGCCACGTACTGATCGGGGAAATCCCCAGCCAGTACCGGGGTACCATGCTCCATACCTATATAGTTTTCCCACTGCACATCCTCCACAATCATCATATTGATTTTATGCGGTCGGACTTGGGCTAAGGCAAGGATCACATCTGTACCATGTTTTGTAGTCACCCTTACGAGTACCGCAGGAAAGCCCCGGACCTGTCGAAACAGGCCCAAGACTTCCACACGTTCTTCTTCGATAGCTCGACGCAGGTGCCTACGAGGTACTTCCACGAGTAACCAATCGATCAATGAATCTCGTGTACACCTATCAAGTCGAATCATCCCCATTTCTCCATTGTACGTTTCAACAGTTCTAACAGTTTGGGCCCAACCAATGCGCCGGCCACGAATCCAATAGTTAATGAATATAAAATTGTCATTTTAATTTCTCCTTAATATTTTTAATAATCTTTTGTGTAGTAGGACTTTGTGCATGTAAACAAGCCTCAATACCGGGGACTAAATCTTTTCTTTTAATTCCTTCTACATTCTCCACCACTTCTATCAACGCCTTACGTTTCACATACACCGCGTACCCAAACACACCAACACTCGCTACCAATCCAATGATAGCGATCAGGCCAGCGTATTTAATCACCATAAGTGATAGGGTAAGGGAGGTCAGGGAGCCAAGCAAGGCCCCGATCCCCATCTTACTGCCGTTCATAATAGCTGCAACTGATATAGCCATCCCCAGTATGGATAGAGTAACAAGCCAGTTGGTATTCTTGACGGCTTCGGTAATACGTTGTTCAGGTGTCAGTTCGGGCGTAACATCTGGGGAGAAGATACCCCCCAGATTGCTACAACCGCTTGCACTTATAAGAAGGGCGAAGATAAGGAAGGCTAACCATGTCAGGTAATACCATCCGTATTTATCCCATAGACCGGGATCGCCTCGTCTGTCCATTAATCTTGTCCTCGCAGTTTATCTTTCCATCTATCATTTAGTTCAATCCTCGTATAGTATCGTCCGGTGAGTCCCGCCACTGTCTTCACTGTACTGTCGATATTCTTGTAAATCTTTGACGACAGTGATAATAAGTTAGCCCGGAACTCATCACGATTCCCACGATACGTCCTGTTTTCTTCGTCGCACCACAATAACCATGCTTGGAATAGTTGCTGATCTTCTACTTTCTTGACCGGCCCACCATGTATGCAGGTTTCTTCAAGGAATGATTCCATTGGTGATGTAATATTCTTGAACTGTGTACGCATATACGTCGATGCTTCGGGTTCAGTGAACTTATCCTTATGGTGTATGCGTTTCAGTCCCTCTAGGACATACTTCATCATCCCCGGCACTTCGGAAATAAGTTTCGTTTTCAACAACGGATCACGAACCTCAGTGAAATCTCGTACAAAGTGCAACAGGAGCAACCTTCGTTCTAATGCTCGTGCGTAATCAGGAAGCTTTGGCAGTGTGTTCACTGTGAATGTAAACTTGCCATTGATCTTCTCATTTGGTATGTGTATCTTATTTTTACGGTTAATCACAATAGGATCATTCCCGGTAATACACTTGATAGTCTCCATAGCAGTGACCGCATCCTTGCTTCGATCTCCTAATGAGGCATCTCGCAACTGAATCGATAGTTTATCGACTAGCGGGGATAGCCCGAACTCACCACACATAGACTTGAATGTAGTTGATACCATTTGTTCGTAACCAATGATAGCAGTCATCACATCTAACAGCGTACCCTTGCCGTACCCTGATTTACCAACCATTAACATAAACTTCTCCATGTGATTGTCAGTCAGCGTATTATACGCCACCCACTCCCACCATAGATTCCAGCAATCCTCGTCTTCATTCAGTATCGCCCACACTTTATCATCAGCCAGGGGGCAAGGTGCATCGATATCAAAATCGAAATCAAACGAATGCAGGGAGAATAACTCCGGTGTCGAATCAAGCAGTGTGATCTCGCCATTTTGTAGGTATGCGTCGATGTCAAGGATACCGTTCCGAAACGACCACACATGCCGTGGGTTCGGGCGGGGCTGGTCCGTCATCCAGTACGGAGGTGTACGAGTGATAGCCAAATCTCCTGCCGCCATATCCAGAACATTATTTGCTAAGCCGATACTCATTTTGTTACGCACCGGCCCATTATATCCTTCGCCGATACATCGGATAGTGCCGGACATCTCATATACCTGATGACGCATAGCTTCAACGCTATCCATTTGTCGATCCGCACCAATCAAGGCGTACTTACTACCGTCATACTGATACCAGTTATTCTTGTAGTAGCGGTACAGCGGGTGTCCGTCTTGTTTGTTCAGGGCGACGAACCGATCAGCTAACTCGCCCGCACTACATCCTTCGATAGTCCCATCCGGGGGAGTCTCTTGTGCGTTAGCCTCAACGTGTAGCATGAACTCAGTGACATCGAACCCTTGCTTATTGTACCATTCTCGTGCATCCCTAAATTCTTCCGGGGGAAATACCGCTAGAATTTTATGGTGCTTGAGATTCTGGTAACTACCAAGAGCAGAACGGAGTTTGAATACGCTGCTTATGCCAGCCTCATCATTATCTCCAACGATAATAATAGTCTTCACACTCATCCGTTCAATCAATGCCGTAGTCTCTTTGGCCATGAGAATTTTACTACTCGGTCGAGCGATAGCATTCATACCTAATGAATGAAACACAGACCAATCAGCAAATCCTTCTGGCAGAAATACGATGTCGCTATCAAATCGATTCACCGCTGAACCAGAGAAGGAAAAATCCCCCTCTGGTTTCAACAAGTGTAAGTATCCTGCACCTTCAATCTCCTTGATGGATGCAGTCTCAGTACGACCGCAGATCACAGAGATTTCTTCGCCTTCATCATTCTCAACAATCACGCACCAGTCTGGCTTGCCGCATATGGGGCAGGGTCGATGGTGCGATACCCGAATATGGCGATGCTTGGCACCAGCATATCGTTGCTGTGTATCTTCAGAGAAGTCTGGGTTTGGAACGTAGGTCAAGCCACGACCAGTACCTCTGTACTGCCGTTTGTGATAATTAAACTCACGATACTTCGCTGCTAATCCATCACATCGTTGGCTCAAGCCGACTACCTTACCGTCTGCATCATACTCCGGTATGATCCATGCCTGACGGATAGGAGAGAATCCCACCCCCAACTGCTCAATAGGTTCCGCAGAAGACAGCCCTAACCCTTTTGCAAACAGGGCCGACATTCCACCAAGCATATTGTTCTGAGCTATCTGAAGTGTAGCAGCCTTTTGTTTTGCGGTTAAGGTTTCTTTCTTCTGGTTATTCATTAGAACTTAATGATCCCCCCTAATACAGCTTTCGTTAGTGTCTTGCACTCGTCGGAGTTTTCCGGGTCACGGTCGTCGTAGAGTCTTTCACCCTGTTCGATCCAAATCTTGCCGACATCTTCCTCGCTCTTTTTCCACTTCTCCCCATGTTCGACACAGAGGGAGTAGGCACCGTCGATGTCCAGATCACCATCCGGGATCAGGCCGTCGATTTCTTTATTCACATCGGTAGGCGTGGCTTCCTTTTCTTCGGTTTTCTTCCCGCCTACTGTGGGGCGGCCACGTTTGGGTTTGTCTTCCTCGTTCTTCTTGGCAGTAGCTTTGGGTTTACTAGCCTTCGCACCCTTCGTCGTAGCTTTCTTACGACCGAACTTAGCATCCAACGCATCCAGTGCGTCAGCTTCGAGACTGTCAATCTTGCGTACAGGATCAGCGTCGATGTGGTCGATCCAGTTTACGTTGAACGTGGCGTTGCCGTTGTACTCACCTTCTTCGGTGGCACCGATGACTTGTACTTCAGACAGAGCAAGCTCGGCCAGTTCTCTAAATGACTGGCCATCCCACGGCGTAGCTTTGGTCAAACGATCTACGTGGAAGAAGTCTTCTCCATCTTTGTTAGCCAGTACGAAATGCCCGCGAGTTTGCAGGTCAGCTTCGAGGAAGTTTACTTCATCCCCATCATCATTTGTAAATGTCTCAGACCATTCACCGGATGTACTGTCGTACATAGCGATAGCCCGGAAGTCTGCTACCCACATGGGCAATTCATTGTCTTTGGTCAGCTTGATGCCGTGATCGAGAATCTGAAATTTGAAAATACCTTCGGCCATTAACTTACTCATATTGATCTCCTTACTTGATTAACTTGTCTGCACCAGCCGGGGCTTTTACAATAGTCCCAGCAGTTTTGCTCCTGGCGATATTATATTGTTTAACGTCACCCTTTTCCAGAATCAGGCAAGCTAGATCATTCTCGATCTCGCCACCGTCACGTGTTATGTTTTTGAACTGGGCCAATTTATCATCATCTAATAGTGGATGCTTTAATGTCAAACCATCTTTTGTAATTAGGACAGCCAGATACTTTGGATTAACTTTACTCATTCTCATCTCCTGCTTCTTCAAGGTCTTCTTGATCCACACCATCAAACAGGTACACCCAGATACTATCATCTGTTGTGTCGTCGAAGGTGACAATTGGGGGTACTGGGTATCCGTGTTTGGTGTCACGAGTCTTCGCAAAGAAATGTGGTTCGTCAGCGACAAAGATTGCACGGGTAGTATCACCTACCACCCGCCCCACTTTCTTCTGTCCAAACGCTTTGTCAGATATGACAGATACGTTGCTGTAGTCTAGTCGGAATACAAAATCACATTCCTCGTAAAACGTCAGCATCACAGAATTATTACGATCATGGTACAGGGCAGGGGCAGACTTCAGGAACTCATCCACACCTTCGGATGATGCGATGCGTTTGTCGTCAGCCTGACACAGCATGATTACATTCTTCCCAAGCTTCAATAGCTCTTGGATATCTGAAAGAATGTACCGCATAACTGTGACCAAGTGACCGAACCCATCACCGTATCCGTAATGCTTCAAGCTCTTAGCCTCTCCACCATTACCCTTCTTGAAGTTGGCTAATACGTATTCTTCAGCCAAGTGTTCAAGCTTCGTACCTGTATCGATTACTATATTTTGGTAAGGATCGAGTAGCTCGTGATTCTGTAAGATATTCCGTACAGCCTCGAACGTCATAGCCTTGCCCTTCGGTCTAATGCAGGGGATAGGTTCGTTAGTCTTAGGTGAGCGAATCCGCTTCACGCCTTCATCCACTGCAACGAATACCACATCGTCCAATAGGGAAGCAAGGGAGGACTTGCCTCTACCTGATGGCCCATAAACCATAACAAATAGCCCATCTTCATTACCCCACGATCCTATCTCAAATTCCATTGATTCTTCAGTCTTAGCACTCGTGGTCTTTTTCTTCTTGTTCAATGCCCCACGTTTACTACCAATTTTAGGTGGTCTTGCCATTATTTCTCCTTATCTTACACAATGTCCGTTTTCAATTACACAACGTATATCCTGATACCCCGCACCCAATCTAAACCGCTCGTATCTATTCTCAAATTCATTAACATCATCAACGTCTTCTAAATCGTTGACGGTCATTCGGTCAAAACCCTCAATAAATTTTTCCGGTACAAGATACCAATGGCAGCTTTGATCCTGTCTTAGATATCCGAATTCCATGTTACTTCTCCTTGTTAAATACACACCGAAAACCATTCGGTACTTGGCCATCACTGACATCCACATTGTTGTCACAGATCGGGATGTAAGAACAGTGATACGTTTTTCTACAGTTCAATCGGTTATGGTACCAACCATCATTGTCTTGCATGTACTTGATATTCTGCACCACGTTCCACAAATCCATCTGGAAGTTATACATATCAGTATCAGTGATAGGCAATTCTCGACGCTGGAAATAATCGTCAGGATTTTCTGCCATCATATCCAGCACTCTTGCTCCCATCATATCCACAGTTTCTCGAATCTGGAATCCTTTCTTTCCGGGCTTGATCGCAGCACGTTTAGCATCGATGTAAACCTCAGGCCCATCGTCGCCAAGCTCATATTCTACCTTGAACTCAGTATCATAGTATTCACCTGTCTCGATGAATTCCTGTGATGCCTTCTGTGTCAGCAACACTGCTGTAGTCGAAGGGCGTTTCCATGCATCGATGATCGCACCCTTAGTGAGGAAGCCGTTTCGTTCAAGACCGTAGTCTTCAAGGAAGCCTTCTTGTTGCAGCCAACGAGCAGCATAGATGTAGGCTTTCATTTGCATGTTTGCAGCCCGTTCATTCCAGTACGCCTTATCGTGTATGTTACGTCCGGTAGATTTGAAGTCATGTATCATCGGGCGACGACCTGACAGGATCAAGTTATCAATCCGTCCTTTAAGATACACACCAGATTCTTCACCTGTGTCGGGGTGAATGATCGGCACACCGGGGAGGCTACTGTCACTAAGCCCACCGAAAGCAAGCTCGGCACCAAGAATGTCGTATTTCTGATCGGAGTAGTGCCAGCGGTAAACCAAGAATCCATACAGTACCATCGTCCGTTCGATAGCCCACTCATCCATCGTCTTGTTGGGCGGACACTCAGCATACTGTTTGTTCAGGTACTTCACAAGCTCAGCCTGTACTGCATCGTCGCAGTCGTCTCCTTCATCGTACCCACTCTCAACCGCCTCACATAGCTCGTGAAGCTTATGGTATAGTGTGCCGATCCGGGTAGCGTCCTTCTCATCCAGCGTCACCAATCCATAGTCGAGGAATAGATGAAGAGAATAGGGGCAGCCGAGAAAATCGTTTATTCTGCTGCTTGATAGTTCCATGAGTCTCTCCGTAATCGTTTCTTTATAGGTTTCAATCTTTTTTCTTTCTTGTTACTTATAAGATACCATATTTTCTTCAGCTTGTCAAGCCATGAAATCTTCTTAACTTCCGGCTTTGTTTGCTGACCAAATAACTTCGTAACTAAACTATAGTCAGTGCCCTCGATAGGGGGTTTCGGTAAATCCTTCAACGTAGTTTTAGTTAGATCATCCAGAAACCCTTGTTTACGTTGTGATTCGCAGTGCGTGGTATGGGCCGCATTAACATAGTTTTTGAAATTACACAAACCAAATTTTTCCAGCACTAGAATAGCACACTTATCTACCACCTTTTGTGGTTCGCAATCTAATTCATATATTTCACCAGCACCTATCTGAAATTTGTCACGTATGTATTCCAG